GCGGATCAGGGTCAGGTCGTCGTCAGGCCGCACGGCTCACCTCCCGCCGCTCGGCTGCGCCCAGCATCGCCACCATCGCAGCCGCCAGGCTGCGGGCGTGTTGCTCATCGTCGCGCGCCTCGCGGACCAGCCGGAGAGTTTCGTCCCGGTTCACACGCAGCTCTGCCGTGAAGCGCTCCACCAGGAATAGGGGCTGGAGGGATTGGAGGACGTGGAGTCGGCGTGCGGTGTGGATGAACTCGCACCACCAGGCCCACCCATCGCCGGGCTGCTGGCTCCGGGCCAGGTCCTCGGCCTTGCGGCGCTCAAGCTCGGTCAGGGCGCCGGCACGCCAGAGCACGGCCAGCCGCTCGGCTTCGCGGCGCCGGTGCATCATCGCGCCGTACTCAGGCTTCGGGAGCCATGGCCGGGCCGCGCGCTCGGGCCATAGGCCGCAGGCGCGTAGCGCGCCGATCACCTGTTCCTGTGAACAACCGCTAAAGCAGTGGACAAGCAGCCGGCCTTCGGATTCGCGGATGCTCAAACTCGGACTGCGGTCGTCGTGCGCCGGGCAGTGCGCGACAAAGCCCTTGCCGCAGCGCCGCGCTTTCAGGGCGTAGACGATAGCTTCGATCTGTGGTACACTGTTCATGTACGCTCCTAGAGAAAGTTCAGGCCCGCCGGCGGTCACACGTCGCGCGGGCCTCTCCATTTCTTGTGCCGTCGTGACGCGCCGGGAAAGGAGTAGCGGCACGCGGGAGACGGCCCACCGGGAGGATCGTTAGGCCCCCGGCCCCGTTCGCACACAGGGCAAGTGCGGGCGAAACTCTCCTTATGCCGCCGGACCCGTGATGCCGTGGACCCCGAGCTTGCAACGGACCACCGTCACGGTAGGCGGCGCTGCCGTGACCGCCGCGCCCACCAGCGGTTTGGAGTCGGTGCCCGGCACCTTGGTCAACTCGCCGGCGTCGGAGTAGAGCAAGTCGCCCACAGCGATGTCGTCGGCGGTCGCGCAAGGCAGCTCGAAAACGCCCTCGGTGGCGATTTCGACTTCGGCGTCCTTCAGCGCGTCGAACGCCGCCACGCCGATCAGCGCCCCCACAACCACGAGCGCACCGGACTTGACCTCCGCTGGCGCCGCAACGGTGATAGTTTTTCCCTCTTGAATGAAGTTTTTCATGGTTCCAATCCTCTCTTGCTTTGAATCGTGAAAACCGTAGCTTGCGGAGACTGCAACTTCGCAATTTCCGCGTCAACTTGCTGAAGTGCCGCGCGGATCTCATCCGGGTTGCGGTTGCTCAGCGACCGTTCGCCGAAGCGTAGGGCTGCTGGGCCGCTCAATTGGCCCAGCAGCTTCTCGCGCTCATCTAGTAACTGCTCAACGGTCATGTTAGGCCCCGGTGTTCTTGTACGCCCCGCGACTATCCACGGCTCCGGCTCCGACATGCCACACCACCCGGACTTCGGTCCCGAGGGTGTCGAATCCCTGCCGGGTCTCGACGCGCGGGCCTTCGTAACCCTGGAGCTCGGCGTACTCGAAAACGGGAGCGATGCTGGGGTCCGCGAAGAGATACCAGGGCCCGTCTTCGCCGGCCTGGTCGAATTGGGGAATCACCAGGGGAACGAGCCCGCGCGCCGAAGTCTCGGCCTCGCTGGAACTCGTCGGATAGAGCGTCGCCAGCAGCTTGTCAACGATGGTCTCCAGCACGGCCGGAATCACGAGGAACCGCGCGGGCGCGTCAATCACGTTACCGCTCGCGTCGGTCTGCAACCGCATAGCGAGTTTGCCAACGCCGATGGTTGTATCGTCCGGCACGGCGCCGGGCAGCGCGTTGAGATTCCCGTGATCCTCGTGGAAAATATCCTTGCCATCCGCCAGGTGCGGGTTACTCATGATGGCATTCGCCAGAAAGCCGGCGAACCAGGCCCGCGCCCCGCGCGTCATCTTCTCGCTGATGTCGGACAGCGCGCCAGTATCATCGTTGACCAATGCCCGGAAGGAAATGCCGAACCCGCGCGCATAACTGTCGATCTTGTAGGATGCGAGTTCTTTATCGGTGATGGTGCCGAACGTGACCTCGCCGGACTCGCCCACGAGTGCCAGCGCCGGCCCGTCCGAAATCTCCATGATGTGCCGCGCCCTGAAGTCGGCCATCGTTGCGCGCCTGAAAACCTGGATGATGGGACTCGGGCTTGTCCGCAGCGTCAACAGGCTCTTGTTGAAGACCTCGGCCAAGACCGCGCTGAAATCGCTGGTCGTATGGAGGGCGCGCGTCAGGATCTCCGCCGGCGCGCCCAGCGTGGACAGTCCGCGAAACTCCAGGCAACGCCGCGCAATGTCGGCCAGACGGGAGTAGGCGAACTCGCGCCCCTCCGTGGGCTTGTGCGCCGGGTTGATGCGGCTATATAGCCCGTCCGCAAGCCGCGTGATGAGATTGTCGCCGCCGTCGCGCGTCACGCTGGCCGGCTGCCGGCCGTCGATGGCCGGGATGGCCCGCGCGGCCTCCGCGATCATAGCGGCCCGCGCTTCGACAAGGGGCAAGTCGCGCCGGATCAGGTCGTCCGCGAAGGCCGACTGCACTCCTACGGCGACGGCGATCCCGCGAATTTGAGTCTGCAATTCTTCGGTCATATTTATCTCCCTACTACGTGTTCTCGCTGCCGGGTCCGCCGCCAGCGGTGTGAAACTGATTTCCTTTGGCTTCCAGCGGACGGCGGTTTTCACGCGCGTACCGTCTGGCCGCTTTGAGAGCTTCCATTCCTGAACCGTGTAGCCCGTGCTCACGTTGCGAATGATGCCGCTTTGCACGTCGGCCACGATGCCGGCCAATTCCGGCCGCTCGCTGAAGCGCAATTCAGCCAGGCCGCGCTTGCCGTCCACGCTGGCGGTGTGGACAATGCCGAGAATGTCCCGCACGCTGTTCCGGCCTTCTTTGTAGGGGTGCGAGTCCAGGACCGGCCCGCCGATGATTTCGGACAGGTCCACCGCGCCCGGCTCAAGGCTCAGGCGCTCCATGTACTGCCCCTCGAAGTCCGAGCGGGGAACCTCGGCGGTGGAAGCGAAGATCACATCCACTGTCCGTTTCTCAGGGTTGAACGTGGACGGCTCGAAAGCCGCCGATCGTGTCAGTAATTCGTTCATTTCTTGTCCGTCACTTTCGGCAGCCGCAGTTCACGCGGTAGCCTCGGAATCTTCATTTCCGGCGGAATCCTCAGAAGCCTAACTTCCGGTCGCGGAACTGGCAGCCTGAGCATCACTGGAACCGGCAGTCTGAGTATCATTGCTCTTTGTCTCCTGTCCTTGTTGCGTAGTCTTTCGCGGGTCGCTGTCGTACACGTTCCCGAGCTTGTCCGCTCTCGCGTTATCCTGTGCGATCTCCGCGTCGATCTCTTCAACGTCCCAGCCGTCCCGCGAGACCACTTCGCTGCGCGAGACGAAGCCGGCCCTCACCCGTTGAACCATCGCCCGGACCTCGGCGCCGGTGTCCAGCATCTCGATACTCGGGGCAATCCACCGCACATTCTGATAATTACCTTCGGGTAGCGCGCCGGCGACCACCGCCAGGCGCAGCCAGGCATTCCACACCGGCCGGCAAAGCTGGAACACCATCAGGTGATGCTGGATGCTCTCAAGCTGCCGGCGGAACTCAAGTAAGCTGTGGCGCCCACTCGCAAAGGTCACTTGGCTTACGTCGCCAGATAGCAATTCGTAGGGCACATTCAGCGCCGAGGCAATCGCCCTCAACTGCTGTCTGATGAACGGCTCGTAAGTCGCGCCGGCGTCTGGTGGTTCGGTGAATTCGACTTCTTCGTTCGGGCGCAATCGAACCATCGAACCCGGCTCCAGCGTAGGCACGGTGGAATCCTGCTGAAGCGGGTTGCTCCCGTCTGGGGTGCGGACAAAGCCGGTGAATAGGCTGCTGATCTTCGCCTTGACTAGCGCCGCCTCCACGAACTCCTGAAGCTCCCGGAGAGCCACCAGCGCCGGCGCAAGCCAGGACACGCCACGTTCCACACCGGCCTGAATCGGTCGGTACAGGTGAATGAGTTGGTCCGCCGGAACGCGGATGCTCCGCATGTCCGGCGTGCTCGCCGGATGCTTGGAGTACAGCCAGTAGGCCACGCGGCGGCCCATCGCGTCATACTCAATGCCGTTCAAAGTCCGATCATCGACCCGGGTGCTGTCCAGGTCACTGCTGTCC